CTTTTCGCCACCTTCCCCTCCAGGCTTAATAAATATGAGGGAAAATTGCTCCTTACTTTTACTACCCTCCAGGGGTGGACCTCCCTTGTCTCTGACCTCCTTTATAAAGCAAAGATAGATAGTAAAAGGTATTCCCCTATTGCAGAGCGAGAGATACCCTACGAAATGACTTCTACAAAGTGGGATTCCTGCAAAATTGTCCATTTCTGGAGTCAAGATAACCCTTTTGAATCATACGAAAACCTTTATAAGCGTTATTCAGGGCAATCTATCGCCCACCAGATCGCCCGACTACATGGGATACCTGAAAAGGCGATGGTCGCTAAGTTTCCTAAATTTTCCCTTGAGGCGAATGTCATTGAACATAAATATATCCCCTTTGTCCGCTCTCCACAAGAGAACCCTGTTACTCGTTATCATATTATTGATCCTGCTGGCAGTCGTAATTGGTGTATGATATGGGTTGCCCTCGATAGATACAATAACTGGTGGGTCTACCGTGAGTGGCCGGATACCTCTTATGGAAACTGGGCAGAGCCGTGGGTAAATGCCGCTCAAATGCCAATTGGGAAGCGAGGCAGAGCTCAAGAGCTTTCTTTTGGTGGGGCTATGTCCTATGAGAGCTATGCCAGTCTTATCAGAGAAAAAGAGGAAGATGAAATTATGTTCGGAAGGTTGATCGACCCACGGATGGGGAAGGAGCAAAGACCCTCCCTTAATGCCACAACTTCCTTCATACAAGGGCTTTCCATGTTTAACCTTTTTTATTCGCCAGCAAAAGTCCATCGTGATTCAACGAATTCTGAGATAGAGCCAGGGATTCAGGCCATAAATACCCTACTGGAATATAATACAGACGACCCAGTAGGCGAAAATAACCGCCCAAAACTTAAAGTTTCTGACCAATGTCAGAATTTTATTTATTGTATGCAGGAATATACAAATTGTTCCCGTGAGGAGGCCACTAAAGACTTCGTAGATGTTTTGCGCTATGCTGTTGTGACTCCTTGTATATTCGCTGGGGACGGAAGATTAGCCGTAACAAAGGGCGTTTACTCCTATTAAGGAGAAGAAAGGACTTGACAGATAATGCTTTAAATATAATTTATTCACGAAATGTCTGCATTCTCCACGGTAGATGATCCAAGAGATGCCGCCCTTGAGCTTGTTCCGGGTCGCGTAGGCCCCAATATCACTGAACTTGCGGGTGAATTTTATCGTGCCCTTTCTAGTTTAGAGGGGTATGTCAGCCAGTTAGACGAAAATTCGGATACTAGACGCTGCTTATGGGCAGGTCAGAGCCCTGACAACCGGAAACATGCCTCCAGCGGAGTAACGCCACAGCCATGGGAGGGAGCGGCAGACAATAAGGTTTATTACGCTGATGAGATGATTGATACTCATGTATCACTTCTTATGACCGCGCTGAGAAGGGCAACTCTAACCGCTTTCCCCGTAGAAGGTAATGATATTGAACGTGCCTCCCTTATCACAAATGTGATGAAATGGATGGTTAATTCCAATATTAAAGAGTTCTACGATGAGATGGAGCTCGCTTATAATCACTTTTTCCAAGACGCCATCGCTTGTGTGGGCATTTTTTACGATAAACGGGTAGAGCAGACGACAACGACCCTCCAAATCCAACAGTTCCCAGAAGAGACAAGGATGGATATTATGGAGGGGCTTGATGATGAGGCTCTCGCTCAAGACATGCGCCAGTCAGTTCCAGACCTTAAACAGTCGGACGCAGTTAAGGTTATCGTCTCATTAAGGGAAACAGGCGAAGCAGACGTCCCTTTCCAGCGACGAATGGTAGATAGACCTGTAATCAGGACGTTCCAGGTGGGCAGGGAGATATTTTTCCCCCTACATACTACCGACATTCAAAAGGCTCCGTGGATATTTCAGGTGGAATACCTCTCGCCACAGGAGTTAAGGTGCAAAGTTTACGATGAGGATTGGGATAGCGGATGGGTAGAATACCTGATCGCCAACCTCAAGGGACAGACCGATACCTTCTTAGGGACAACACAGACCGTCAATCAGGAGTTTTTGAGCTCACGCGAGCTATTAGAAAAAGATGGGCTTGTGAAAATCGTCCATGTTTATCAGAGATTGACCAGCGAATCAGGCGTCCCGGGGATATACCTGACGACCATGCACCCCGATTTTACCGATGAGTCGGTAGCCAATGGAGTTAAACAACCTTACGCAAAAAGTAGTCTTTTGGGCTACCAGCACGGGGAATACCCATTTAAAATTAAAAGACTCAAGGCATTAAGTAAAAATTTATATGATGTTCGTGGCTACGCACAGACGGGTAAAGCCTTACAAGACCAATTAAAGGTGGAGCTAGACGCCTCCGCAGATGCCAGTTCTCTATCTACTTTACCTCCATTAATGCATCCTTACGGTAGAGAACCTACCGAGTGGGGACCTTTTGTTTTCCAGGCTTACTGGCAGGATCCAAGAGAATACCAGTTTGCTGATATCCCAGATCAAGGGACACATACCGTCGATGTCAGAAACGAGATTCGTAGGCAGGGGGATCGCTATTTTGGCCGTATGAGCGAAAATACAAGAGATTCGCAGCAAGAGATTCAGATAAAACAGCAGGCTATTATCGACAAGGGGCTATCCTTTGCTGTCGATATTTTAGATCACGCCTTTACTTTATTTCAGCAGTTTGGGCCGGAGAATGTAAAATTCTCCGTCTTTGGCGTTCCTGACCCCCAAGTTTACGAACAAGGGGACCCACATGAACGCTTTGATTTTTACTTTAATTACAACCAACTAGAGGCCGATCCCGCGCATGTAGAAAAAATCATTCAAGGTTTTACACACTTAAAACAGCTTGATGATAGCGGAACGATGGATACGGCCAGCCTTTTGCAGGTCGCAGGGGAAAAACTCGATCCCGTTTTAGCTCGTAGGATATTTATCCCAGCAGAGCAGGCACAGGAGAAGGAAGTTAAGCGCGAGCGCGAAGCCTTAGCCCAGATAGCTGCAGGCATGGATGTCAATATCGATACCGATGCGGCTTCCGAAGTGGCTATTCAGGTGATTCAGCAATACTTACAGGGATCAGAGGATATACCGGCGACTGATGTTCAGGAGCGTATGCAAAACGATGAACCATTCAGACAACGGATAGAAAAACGCATGAAAATGCACCAACATCAAATCGATCAAAGAACAACTAACCCGCAGGCTGGTGTCTTAGGTGGACGGCCAAGCAATATGGGAGGACAATAATATGCCAAATGGAATATATACACCAGGTCAAAGTAATCCCTCCGCGAGTAGCCGGCGGGAAAAGCTGTTGGCCCTACGCCCTTTTATTAGAAAACAAGAGCGCATAGCGCATCAGGCCTCTTTAGAGCGTCTGAGGTCGAAGCGTTCCCAGCGACCGGGCTACCCGGGATCACAACCGAGGGGGCGAGTTTTACCCGATCCATGGTCCGGACGCGTTAGACCACCCAGACTACCAGGTACACAACCAAGCCCTCCTAGATATAGTATCCCCACGCCCATTTCTCCTAGTAGAGAAGGCCCTACAGGGAAGAGGTTTACTAAGGGTCAAAAAGTAGGAGGAGGTCGAGTTATTGGATTCAATCCAAACGGATCTCCTATAATTTCCATGGGTGGTGGCCGGAGACCCCCTGGGGCTAGACCACCTATATTACCTGGCCAGCCTCCTAAAACTGTTAGAAAACCTAAAGCTCCTCCTAAAGCTGTTACAATAACTAGATCGTCTCGGTCTAAGCGTAAAAAAGCTGGTTCTGGCCCCCCAAAGAGAAAAGGAATGAGGAATCGCCTATACTAACTAGGTAAGTCAGTATTAGAAAGGAATTAATGTTTAAAAAAGAAAAAGAACCATGGATGGACAATTTATTCGGTGCTCACTTCCCAGATTCGTATGTCACGGATCCAGAGATACGGGCTGCCTGTGCCATACTTCGAGAAAATGCCCATTTCAGGACAGTTCTTCACTGGATGAGCGACCAACGGGAGGAAGCACTTAAAATAGCCCACTCAAAAACATCTTTTTCCAACCCCAATTTTCAAACTTATAACATGAATGCAGCCGGTATCGTAAACTCCCTGCTCACGCAGATTAATGCGTTTATGCTTACCCGCCCTCAAAAGAAAAAACTTTAACGGAAAAATCCGAAATAACACAATCAAACGATTGATATGGAATCACCATTAGATATAGATACTGGTACGCCTACCAATACCCAAGGCGAAAATGAAAGAGCGACCCTGGATGTTCAGGATTGGAAAGCTAAGCGAATAGCTCAGATTGAAGAAAGGTTAGAGCAACCTGCTGGCGAACCTGCCCCTGAAACTCGTAATGAGGTGAACGAACCTCAACAGGCAAGCACAGAGCCCGCTCTGGCGGATTCTTCTGCAAATATACTACCGCCGCAGGAGGAGAAACTGGAGCCACAAGATGAAGAGATTTCGCAATTGAGCGAATCTTTTAAGGGTCTTACTCAAGAGCAAAAGGAGGAATTTGCTCGGGAAATTGGCACGGGATTGGGCAAGCGTTTATACGAGGTCCGACAGCGAGCTAAGACTGCCGAGCAGAAAGTAGCCGAACTTAGTCAGCAGCAACCAGCAGAACCATGGGTGAATGACGAACCAGCCGAAAACCCACTTAAAGACTTAGATAGCGTTGAAAAGCTCCAAGAGGAGTATTCTAACGCGATGAAGATCCGAGATTGGGCAGAGGAGGGATTATATAACGACCCCGACGATGACGGTTTTGTTCAATATGATGGAGAAAAGGGATATACAAAGCCAGAGGTAGGAAAAAGGCTTCGTGTCGCTCGAAAAACCATCGATGATTACATTCCTAATCAATATAAGAAGCTTGAAGCTCAGACTAAAGCTCAACAGGATAGACAATATTATGACTCCCAAGGAAAAGTGTTTTTTCCAGAGTGGTGGGAGAAAAGCGAATCGTTTGAAAATCAGGTGTTAGATAATATGTTGTCTAACCCTGCGTTGAAATCTCTTGCTGAGAGTTCAGCGGACGGAAAGCTTTACTTAGCCGCCGCAGCAGAAACACTTATCCGTAGAGGAATCATTCCGGGACAAGACGATGCGCCAGCAACCGGAACTGGTGACCCCTCTTCTAATGGCGAGCAATTACCACAGGAAG